TACTGTTTACAAATCCACAATAATCTTTAAACTCTTTTGAAGTTTTAACAAAGTCTTTTCTTACAGGATGAGCTACAGTATTTTGATTTCTACTTGCTATGTTGGTTTTCCAATCTATTAAAACAAGATCCCATCTTGCATCAGTATAGAGGCTAAAAAGAGATTTATATTTTGTTAGTACCGCAGCATCTTTTTTATTTCCTGCAACTAGAGTAGCAATCTCAGCTTCTAATTGAATTACATTTTCTTGAGCTTCAAATACATCTTCGGCGGTAATTACGCTGTTGTCAACCATTATATCCTACCCATATTTGAAAGTAGCGTTTCTTCTTCAAGATATGCCTTAACTTTTCCTGCAAAAAACTTAGCCTCAGCATCTGTTGCTTTTCCAATAGTTAAGTTTATTACTACATTTGGTTTTGATGACCCAGTTTGTGTCCCACCTAATAAAGGATGAGATTGACCAGATGAACCACCCACAGTTAAATAGTTTGTTGCGGAACGACTAGAAGCGTATGCTCCTCCTGAAAGAGAGTCTACACCAATACTAGAAGATGTTCCACCGCCACCAGTACCTCCTGAACTATAGTAATTAGCACCTGTACTGCCTGAAACAACTCCATTTGAAGAACTAACTGCATTTGAAGCAGTTAGAGCAATAGGTCTAGGTTGAACTGAGCTATCTGATCCAGCATCTCCTCCTGTGCTTCTACCAGAATCATTTGATGAAGAAGTAGTGTTTCCTGAAGCTTCTCCATTTATATAATCATGAGGATTTACACGTTGACCATTGCGCCAAACTTCAAAGTGAAGGTGTGGACCATCACAGTTAGTTCCAGTTCTACCACTCTTGCCAATAGGGTCACCTTGCTTTACACTTGTTCCATCAGCAACATCAAAGGAACTTAAATGGGCATACCCCGTAGAAAAAGTTCTATCTTGACCATTTCCTGTATACCATAACCTAATGTAGTTACCTACTTCAGAACCTGAATGGTTAGGAAAAGTGTGGACTATACCATCATGAGCTGCAACTACTTGAGTGCCTTCTTTAACATCCCAGTCCAAAGCTTTGTGAATACCGCCATTCCAACGCTCACCTTTAATACCGTATTCTGCAATTACTCGTCCACCTTTAACTGGTTTTATACAAGTAAATTTTTTATTAGAAATTTGTTTTTTTCCATTTGTAGCAGAACTTCCATTTGATGTTGTCACAGCCCCACCGCCACCACCGCCGCCGCCGGTATCGCCAGCAGTAACAGTAGAAGTGTCGCCACCACCTCTTGAGCTGCTTGTGTAATTACCGCTTAAACCTCCCATACCAGACATACCACCTGATGCAAAAGCAGTACCCATAGTTTGGCTACCACCACCGAAAAAACCAAGGAAGTTACTAAAGAAATCTACTGCTCCAGCACCAGCACGGTGTCCAGTAAACGTATCTATTCCTGATTTTAAAGAGCCAAATGTAGCAGCAAGATCTCCAGCAATATCATTAAGAGCTGTAAGTCCACCTACTGCCGCATCAATACCTGTTTTATATGCGCCTTCGCCTTTTTGCATTTGTTTAGTATCAGAAGCAGCAAGTTTATACTGTGAAAGCATAGGGTTATCTTTAGCTAACCTATCCATTTCTTCTGTATTACTAAAATCAATGCCTTTACCAGTGTTAGCCTTACTCATTAAATCTTGCAAAATCATTTGTTGCTGAGTATCATCCAACCCTGAGCCAGCCAAGCTTACTCCTAAACCACCTTGATGATATGAGGACATGACTTGTTCAGCAGTAAACTTGCCTCCTTTGGAAATCATCCTTTCAAATTCACCAGCAATTTCTCCAAATGAACGTTCTTTGCCTGTTCTTGCGTTATAAGTAGAAATACCAAAGTTGCGCATTAAATTAGAAGAGGTTGCGCCACTTGTAAGATTTGCCATTGATTGTGCTGCAGTAGCATTATCAATATTTAAATACTTTGAAACATTAGCTGTTGTACGAACATTTGTTGCATAAGTACTGTTAGGATCTGCGTTATAAGAGATACCACTTGCAGCCATAATATTTGCAACTTGCATATCTGAGCCAGCAGACGTTAATCCATTACCCATCATGGCAAGAGTTCCACGCTGTAGACCAGCACGAGTTTCATTATTAGCTCCGCTAAAGCCATTCATGACTGCCGCGTTATAGCCTTGAGACATACGGGTCATAGTGGCATTAACATCTGGCATCATATTACTAATAGAGCCGGCTACTTTAATGCCTACGCCAACTTTTCTCATTATTTCACCAAAGATAGGCATTTTTTGCCCAAAATTCTGACTTGCAGACTCAGCTAATCCACTGAAAGCAGCAGTGCCGTTTCCGCCACCAATGTTAAACCCACTGGCAGCCCCGGTATTACCACTACCAGAAGTTGACGACCCTAAAGAGTTAAACTTCTTACTTAATGATCCAACTAGTTTATCTAGTTGTTTAAAGTTTGAAAGCAACTTATCAGTAGAACTAAGCGCGGTCTTTAAACCACTTCCTAAGTCTGGTGCATTAGTTGACATTCTTCACTACCTTTCCGTATTCTCTTCCAATTTCAAGCCAGTTAAATCTTTCTCTAGGAGATAAGGACTTAACTTCACTTAAAGACCATCCTTGGAATGCATCCACCAATGTTTTCCATTGGTTCATTAACGCTAAATAATTAAATACTTTTTTAAAGTCGAAAGATAGCTCCGAGAGTAATCGGAACTACCACCTTCCCACCGCAGTTAGGGCAGTCGATTTCAAAGTTATCAAGTTGTGGTCCAGGAGTACGCTTAGCAATTTCATCAACTACAGTAGTTCTATCAGCAATCCCCATAGCTTTTACTTGGAGTTTACTAACTACTGGTTGATCATTTATTTCTAAAACACAGCTTTCTAAAAGAAGTGTTTTTAATTCTGCATCAGTTCTATTAGGATCTGCTCCCATTTCTTTTTGTGCAGACCCTGTAGGCAAAGTTATAAGGTATTTGTTTTTACGACCATACACCTCAAATGTACGATCAGCACGGGGATCTACAAGAACTTTAGTTTTTAAATCTTGATCTAGATCATAAAGAACAGTTTTAAACTCTTTACACCCTTTACAATAAGCGTCTAAATTTGCTGTACTACCAAAAGTAGCTTTGTAAACACCTAAAACAATTGCTTCTCTATCACCAATGAGTAGGTTATCTAACATCTGCTCAGTAACAGCTTCATCTCCAATTTTTACAACTCCACGACTTAATACCCCAGACCACATCTTAATCAGAGTGTCTAGTTTAGAAAGCGCTTCTTCGTCTATTCCATTTAACTCTCGCACTTCAACTAATGTATGTAGTTTTCCATCTGATCCAATATAACCAGATGGAAGAACTACAACATTATTAAAAGGCGGAACTACTTTTGCCGGTTCTATAGTTTTTTCAGGTTCAGCTAATGCCTTGTCAACAAGAGAGTTAGCAAGATCAGGATTATTTCCTGCATTAATTGTGTTTAATTCAGTCACGATTCATATTCCTTTTATTGTTTATGGGTTATTGTTAATTATTTTGCGTCAAAAACAGGGGCTTTAGTTTTTAGATCTGTTGCCCAGTTGACATCAAAACCTTCATGTACAAGGCTAATCTGTTCTACAAGAATAGCGTTGTCACCAGCATTTAGATCTGAGTAAGCAACTGAGGTTGGCCAAGCGTTGTACACTTGGAATCTCATAGCAACGTGGTCATCATAGCTAGTACTGCTACCAGTAGTAGATGTTGAGTTACCGCCACCAGAACCTGCAATAGGGTGTGATAGTACAGCAATTTCAATGTCACAACGGAAATTAGTTGCTTGACCTGACTTTCCTGATCCACCTTGAACAGTAGCAAATAGCTGCCTCATCCAATCCCAGTGTTGCTTAGTTCCTAGAACCACACCACGCTGTAGCGTTAGCGGGCTAAAAGAACTCTGACCTGGAATCTGGTGAACAGTAGTATTGTACCCACCTTCACGGTAAGGAATGCTGTCAGTGGTTACGGACAGACCTGATACTGAAGTAAATCCTACAGTTACTTTTGGTGTGCCTCCTGGCAACCAAGTAGCATCACCTGTAACTAAAGGTTTAAATGTAACCAAAAACCTAAAGTTTCTGATTGGATCTGTTTCTAATGTAGAACGGTTGTTAATAATTGTTGGCAATTTAACTCCTTAGATTAAATAGTAGTCATTTGACTGAGGGTGATTACAACGAATTCAGCAGGGCGTTCTAAAGCCACACCAACTTCGACGTTAACGATACCCGCAGCAATGCTAGTAGCGTCGTTATTTTCTGCATCAACTTTAATGTAGAAAGATTGTTCTACAGATGCACCACGAAGACCGCCTTGGTTACGATATTCATTTAAGAATGCAGTAAGGGAAGTACGAATACGTGACCATAGAACTTCGCTATTGTTTTCAAATAACGCAAACTGAGTAAGAACTTCCATCTGACGCTTAATGTAAAACAATGAACGACGGGTGCTAATATACTTAGTAATTGAGCTGCTTGCCTTAAGAGTACGACCCCCCATTACAACAATACCCGCACCTGGAAGGTTACGAATTGCATTTACTGGGTTAGTCGCGGTATTCAAGTTATCTAGTTCTGTTGAAGTAAACGCGTACTCAAGAGCAATAGCACCAGCAAGTTTAGCACTAATACCAGCAGTAGATTTGTGCGGACCAAAAGCACGATCTGTAGCTAGCATTAACCCAGCAACAGCACTTGCAGGACCTACCAAACGAAGAGCGTTTGCACTCTGAGCCTTTGAGTCTGTTACATAGAAGTTAGGGTAGTACATTCCCGCATTACTAGAGGCAGTTAGGGCATTACTGTACGTAATAACAGTTGCAGGTGTCTTTCCTGATTGAGTATCAAGAACAACAAACGCTTTACCATTATCTGCAGCCCAGCTAGTCATTGCATTCTGCACTGTTTGTACGTTAGCTTCAGTAAATGAAGAGGTGATCTGGTTACCAAGTTCTGGAGCAAACACAACTAGAGGACGCTCTAGTACATCAAACTCTTTTAGAACAGCATTACTTGCACCTGTGTAATCAGCAGCTGCAGGAGCAGAACCATCTGTACCGCTTGTAAAAATAAGAGGATTAGTATATGCCGGACGAAGGGCTGTTCCAGCAGTAATGGTAGACTCATCTACTTTAATGTACTCTGAACGCAACGCAAGAATTGTTCCAATATAATCGCTAGACTGCTTGTTGTTAAATACAACGTTATTGTAAGTTTCAAGTACCAAGTCATTACTAAATGTGTCAGGAGATTCATTGTTAACAGTTTCTTTAGCAACAATTACTGTCCAGTAATCACTGTAAACATTAAGTGTAATGCCAGTAGTTACAGCAGCAGGAGAACCAGTAAGTAAAGTGTTAATGGTAAATCCAGTAGCAGAAGATGTAGCAATAGGGAATTCTACAACGCTAGTGAATCCAGCAGCACCAGTAATAGTGACTAATTGACCTACTGTAAGGTTATTTGCTACAGTAACAGTTACAACACCTGCAGCATAAGAAACGTTAGTTGCTGTTGTTAAAGAAGTTGTTATAGTAGGAGTAAGCTGAACACGAAGTAAGTTTGCGTCAGTACCCTTGTACTTTGAAACAAACTTAGTAGTGTTACCAGCAGCAAAAGTAAGTGCTGTTCCAGCAGTTACTACTCCAGAGGTTACCTTAGATAAAGTAACTGCTGTTCCAGTACCAGAGTATGCAGCAACAAACGTTCCATCACCAGTTGAATCGATGCCTGTTCCAGACACTTTCATACCTACAGTAATTTGTTTGTTCTCTGCACTTAGTGTTAGAGCAGTAGCTCCTGAAGCTGCAGTACCAGTAAGACCTGTAATGTTAGCCGCCAACTCTGACCGTGAAGTAACATTTGCTGATGAAAGCGCAGCACCATTAGTTACACGACGAACATAGAGTTCGCCTCCACCATTTTGGAAAAACTGACTTACACCATAAGTAGCTGGATAAAGAGGATTAAGATCTCCAAAAGTACTAGCAAACTCATAGTATGATGCAACTCTAGTAATAAGCTCTGGACCCTTTGAAAAGTAGCCAATACATGCACCCGCAGCATTTGCGGTTCCAACACTGGTTACTGGTGTTGGTAGATCGCGCTCACTTACGTAAACGCCAGGACGTGAAAACGCCATAATTATCTCCTATAGATTAATTGTTATTTGTGATATTGTTTGGGGGCGTAATGGTAATCGAGCCAAATGACAGGTAATCAGGATTATCAGATCTACCAGTAGTTGTGGTAGGACCATAGACGTTAACTCCTGAGTTAACTTTATACAGTGTGGAAGCGGTTTCCTGAGCGATTTCACTTGAAACACGCACAGTTATTGCATTTACAAACAAGCGTTTTGCCTGTTCTGTTACGTCTCTTTTAGAAACGTTAATGACGTCTAGACGTCTCAGAGTATTAGTGTTGGTAGTTACATCCCCAACAGTTTCTGTCTTCTCTGTGATTTCTAGCCAGCCAAATCTAAGTGGTAATTTACTAAACAAAAGTTGAGTCATAAGTTCTCTGTCATGACGAGGATGACGAGCATAAGTAGTTATCTGGTAATCAATACTTATTGGAATAGGCTTTGGAATTACATAGCTCATAGTAGTTTCATCAAATCCAACAGGTATTAGATAGTCAGGAGAGGACAACCCTCGTTGTTCACGATCCGTTTCTCTTACAACGTCAATCATGTCGATAGTAATATAAGGGTAAGCCTGAGTACGAATTTCCTGGTCAGGCTGCCCAAACCAAACACCTACTTGACGAGGAGTTGCATCGCCATCGGCTTTTTGATCATTTACAATAATGCCTTGTAGTAATTCTCTAAGGGCTTTATCTTCTGAAAGTAGAAAGGTCATAGTTTACCTTTCGTTAATCTAGAAATGCTTTTCATAAAAGCTTTTTCCATATACTCAGGTCGGTTATTAAATTTACGTAAAACAGCAGTAGGACTTTGAGTTTCTGTACCATACTCTAATTCGTGTACAGTTTTTTTGTGCTGCTTAGGTACGTGAACTTTAAACTCAGATCCAGTGTGGACAACATGGAGGCTGTTAGCAATGTCAGGGTGCCATCCGTGCTCAATAGCACTATTACGTAGGTCATACGTCATAGAGCGAGCAGTCTCTGCTGCAGCCTGTGGGAAATGTTTTAGTACGTGCTTCATCTCTTCTTGCTTATCGATTTAGGTTGTGCAAACTCTGAATTAACGTATCCGGCAATTATTTGAGCCATCATAGCTTCTTGACGGTTGTTAGGTCTAAACCCAACAGCACCTCGGATGAACTGTTTTCGCTCATCAAATAGGTAGTAGTCATTGACTCTATCCCACCAAGGTTTAACGTTTTTCGCAGACATTTGCAAATCCCCAATCGAGGCGCAGGCTCTAAATTAATAGGTAGTAGTTCGCACGAAATACTACTCTTTAAGAATAAAAGAAAACCCTGCTTTTGGCAGGGTAAACTTTATAAAACTATTACTAGTCTTTGTACAGAGGGTTTGTCCATCCCTTGCTGCTTTTCTTCATTGTTTTATTAATCTTTTTTTCAGGTACTCCTGCAGCCCTTGCTCTTTCCTTAGCTACTACTGTCTTGTAGGATAACTTGGCTAATCCTGGACGAGTTGCGCCAACAGTTTTTCCACCAAGGTTAGAACTAACTCTAGCGGTTACTTTACCTACAGTTTTAACTCCAGCGATTGCACGCTTCTTATTCTCTTTAATTGCTTGTTTTTGTACCCTTGGGGTATTTGCTGCTCTTGCCATAATTACTTACCCTTTACTTTACTATTAAAGTCCTTGACACTTTGCTTAACACCTTTTTTAACTGCCTTTTGCATAGCTCTTTTAGAAACGCCCATACTAGTTCCAGTCTTTACAACACTTTTTAGCTGATCTCCAGTATAAGTACCTTTTGAAGTTGCCTGAGTAGACATTGTCTTAGCAACGTTTTTGATTAGCTTTTTACCTGCTCTATTTGCCATTACTTCTTACCTTTGATCTTTCTGGCTAGTGCCTTGTCCATTTTAACATCTTCTTTTTTAGATGGCTTCTTAGAGTCCATCTTTTTGTCAGCAGCTTCAAACTTTTTCTTCTGCGCTGCACTCATGCCCTTTTCGAGCTTCTTGTCTTGCTTCTTGTCAGCCTTTGAATCTGTCCAAGACTTCTTGCAGCTGGCACACTTGCCACAACTACACTTTTTTGTTGTTGCCATTACTTACCTTTTTTCTTTCTGCCTTTAGCCATATCGCTCTTTTTAATCCTTTTTTCAAAAGGTTTATTATAACTCTTAGAAGTGTAGTTTTGATCGTCTGTAGATAAAGTCTTAACTTTATTCTCTACTTTAGTAAAGCTATTATTTAAACGTTCAAGAGCTTTTCCACTTGGATTTTTGTACATTGTTCTAAGATTAGTAGCTCTTGCTTTTGCTATTTTTCGTACTGGTTTACTTGTGTTTGCCATTATTTAGTCCTTTTTCTGTTTAGAAGCATTTGACTTTTTCAACATGCTTTTTGGAATTGAATCAATAGCCGAACTTCTTGGCTTACCTTTTAAAGGATCAAACCCTCTAGACTTAACCACCTGTGTATAAATAGGTGTTGGATCTGACGGTTTTCTAGTTGGCTTTTTTGGAGCAGGCTTTTTATTCGCCACTTTCATCCTTCTTTCCACACTTACAGTTATCGCATTTACATTCTGGCATTATCTACCTCTCCTTGCATCTTTAGCAGCTGCGCCAAGCATTTGCCTTGCTACAGCGCCACCTTCTTTCATTCCACGCTTAACGTTCTTTTTAACAACTCTTTTAGCAAGCATACGACCTACAGGACCATTAGCAGATTTAGCCTCTACTGATTTAGTATTTGCAGCAGCTTTAGCTGCATCGCCTTGGCTCTTGTGGATAACATCTTCTTTTCTAGTACCTTCAAATACTTTAGCAGCTCCTTTAGCAATACCTTCAGTACCTGCAGCCACAGGAAGAACGTGTTTTCTCATTTTTCCAGCAAACTTTCTGTCTAGTTTCTTCTGGTGCCTTGCTACGCTCTTATCACGAGCAGCATTACTTTTTGCCTCAGTAGCAGCAAAAAACGCCTCTAGTTTTTCATTTCCAGATGCCATTACTTCTTCTTTCGTGGATTTTCTTTGTGCCATTTACGAGTTGCTTTAGCACCCTGTTCAACAGTCTTAGATTTAGCAACCTTAGTTAAATTCATCTTATCGTATTTACCAGATTTAGTCGCGGTATGGTCAACTATAATATCGCCTTTTTTACCAATACCTTTATCAGACTTTTTCTTCTTAACCTCATGCCCAACGCCATCTTTAGTTCTAACGCGCACTTTTGTTAGTCCTTACCTTAGCTTTGGTAGGTTTTGCAAGCTTAGCCATTGAAGCAGACTTTTGATCAGCGTGCTTTTTCTTTAAAGAGTGCAGTTCATACTCATGCCTGGCTGCCATTGCTGCCAGTTCTTTTCCGTGTAATTCGTCTAGATGACTCATAATCTTTTGTACTCCTCCACCAGTTTCTAGGAACTCTGGCAATCTAGGGTTAATCTTTGTTAAATGGGGCATACAGACTACCTACTCCTTTTGCATATCTTTTAATGGCTATTAGCCTTTAAGGGCTCCCAAGGGGCTTGTAAGGTCTCCTTGGACCATTCTACAGCCTTCTTTAAAACCATTAGTGCTTTACTCGTACTCTTGTCTGTTTTTTAGGACCATCACCAGTAATGCCATACTTTTTGTGAACGTTTTTAGAGGCTACATCGTGTTCTCCTTTAGAAAGAGTACCCTTGTGGTAATCCTTTACAGGCTTACTTCCCTTACCATTAACAGTCTTTTTTACTTTGTGAGTTTTTACTTTATTCATTATGCCACTCCTAGCGTGGTTACAGTTCCAGATGAGCCACGGTACTTCAACGCACCAGCCTCTACATACAAGATGCCGCCGCCTGTTAGGTTAGCAGAAGGTGCTGTTCCATTTTGCATAAGAAGTCTGTCTGCGTTGACGTATTGGAAGTAGTCAACAGACCCTGTAGAACCACCAGTTCCTGATAGTGCTACTAGAGTTGAGTTTGGTTTATCAAACACACAGTTGAAGATTGAGTAAAAACCATTTAGTACAACTGGGGCAACACCATTTAGTGCTGACGTCAAAAACTGGCAGTTTGCTAGTGTGATAATGCTAGAGGCAGCAGATGTAACGGCATTGGTAACGGCAGCAGCAACTACAGAGTCTACAAGGCTTAGAGTTCCAGCAGTTAGAACTGGAGCAACGGTGACGGCACTTTTTACAATCACATTGGCACTAGCGTTGTTGACGGTTATGAAGTTTGGATTACCACCGAAGATGGCAACTAGACCTGCTCCAGTAATACTTGCGGCAGTAAGGTCACACAAACGAAGAACGGTGTAGTCAGCATTGCTACTTTTTGTAAAAGTTCCAGAAACTTCACAATTAAGGATGTTTACATTTCCTGTCCCGCTAGGTGCGGTCACAGTCAGGTTGGTCATCTTTATACCTGCAATAGTGCAACCCTTGTTTGTGCTTACAGTTCCAGAGATTACGATGTTTCCACCAATAAGCCCAGGACCAGTTATGGTTGTGTACTGAACTGTTATTGATGGGTTTTCAGCGTAAGTTCCTGGATGAACAATAACTGTTTTACGATTTCCAGTAACTAAAGTCAACGCTTTAGTGATGGTAGCAACGGGGTTTAGAATGTCACCATTACCCGTAGTGTCATTTCCGTCTACTTGACTAACGTGGATTTCGTAGTCAAAGCCATAAAAACCTGATTGGTTTTTAGTGTCTAAATATTCTAGAGCAGTATTAAGGACGGTACCCCAAGCGGTCTGTCCTACTGTAGGTTTAACTAGTGCCATTATTACTCTCCATACTTATCTGATCCATAGTATCCATTACCATAGCCAATAGTTCTATTATCTGCTTTACTGACAGCTGCATATTTTTGAAATTGTGGGTCGTTTACAAGTTCTTCCGAATTCATCTGGTTGCAGTCAACTGTTACAACAGAATAACGAGACCCAAATGCACCACGAGGAAGAACACGAGTAGGAACAAATACTTCATTTCTGTATATAATTCTATCCTTAATATGGTTGCTAGGGTTGCTTAAAACAGTAGGTAGTAATCGTTGAATGTCTCCTACATTTATAACTAAACGCAAAGTATCTGTAACATAAAAACCGCGTTCATTCATAACGTTAGTTGAACGAATTAACTGAGCCATAACTACTGGGAAGTTAAATGGAAGCATCCATCTACGACCTTTAGTAGGAGTAGAGCTAGAGACATCATAAATGTCGTCTACAATATCATTAAAATTATCAGTTAGATAGTAATCTTGCCATCTAAACCAGCTAACCTCTGTACCTACAGTGCCACCAAGATCCTCAGCAACACCCTCATACATAGACTTAGCTTCATAGTCTATATTAAATCGACCTTGAATATCTGAGCTTCTCATTGCATTCCTTAGCCTAATAGAGCTTTAACTTCGGCTTCTGTAAGTCCTAAGGCTTGAAGTTTGGCTAAGGCAGATTCTCTAATCTGCTCGGCTTCTGTTTCTTGCCTAGCGTGTTCTTTTCTTGCCGCTATTTCTTTTGGAGTTTCATCTCTTTCAATGGTTTCTCCAGTCTCACAATTAACTTCGATTATTTTGTTCATTAATTCACTCCGTATAAAGTTGCTGTTCCTGCCGCTGTCCCCCAAGAAGTAGCCGCAGTAAAAGCAGCGTATGCTATACCAGTCGATGCCGCCGACACGGACCCAACAACAAAGTTATTACCACCAGAACCCCAACAGGTAACAGAGTTACCAGTGTAATTTGGTATTTCTACAACGTATAACAAGTTTGCTACAGGAGCGACAGTTCCACTAATTGCCATACCAGATGTTCCAGCGTTTGAAACTCCAGTTCCTGAAGATGTAGCCCACCGAACATACGGGACAGCAGATGCTGAGGAAGTTCCAGCAGTAAATAACAATGCTCCAGAAAAAGTACCAATTGATGAAAATACGATTGTCATTACAAGTTTTTTATATGACGCTGAAATTGACGAGAATGAAGGTGCGGTTCCAGAAAAAGTTGTAGAACCTAAAACTGTGTAAGAAGTAACTGTCGAAGAAGTTACCCAACTAGGAGGACCACCTGTACCATTTGATTTTAGAAATTGTCCTGAAGTACCAGCACTACCACCACTAACTTTTAGAGGGTTCGAGATAGTTCCATCTATGTAAATTTGAACCCCAGTTGTACCTAAATAAACTGCAGCTGATGCAGAGGTTAGACCATCAACGCCAGCTCCAATGTAGACATTTCCTCTAGAATTAACTTCATCGTATTGACCATCAATGTAAATGTTTCCTGGAGCACCAGAACCTGCATAAGCAGATTGTATATAAATGTGTCCACCATTAACCCCAGTAGGAACTTGACCAACAATAGATACGGAGCCAGCAGGTCTAGTTGTATAAGGGTTATTTAGATTAATGTTGCCTTGACCCGAAGGCAGTAGCGTTAGGGTACCATTACCAGAAGCAGCAGAGGTAATAGTCATATTATTGCTTGCTGAGCCAGTTATGTTTGTGATAGAAGTACCAGCACCAGTAAAACCTGAACCACCACCAGAAGCAGCAGCCCAAGAAATAACTCCAGTACCATCAGTCTTTAAAAAGTAACCATTAGTTCCACCAGAACCTGCGATAGTTAGTGTGCCGTTTAGGTCAATGTTATTGAGAAACTTTGTAGTCATGGGTTAAGCCTAACCTATGACGACGAGTGTGTAGTTGCTTAGTGTAGTTGTGGCGGATGCAAAAGTGGCGGTAGCAACTGTGCTAGTTACTGTAATGTCTACTTCTACCAAAGTAGCGGTTGAGGTTGAAGTGTCGTAAACTTGAGCAGTAACTAGATTGGTTCCAAGACCGTGAGTCAATGCAATACTGCTTCCTGTACCAGTACCTACAAGAGTTACCTTGGTAGTAGCACCTAGGTTAGTTCTAGCAGCGGCGGCTGTGGTAGCACCTGTACCACCATACAGAACACCAACAGCAGTTCCCTGCCAAACACCCGTTCCAATTGTTCCTACTGACGTAAGTGAAGAAAGAGTGGCAACTGCGGTGTTAACCAAAGTTGAGGTACCAGCGGGTAACGTTACGTTAGTAGTTGCAGTAGAAGTAATAGTGGTAGCAAAAGCACCTAAAGTAGTAAGGTTTCCACCAAGAGTAATTGTTTTACCAGTGTTGGCTACACCTGTACCACCGTAAGCTGGGTCAATTACAGTTGCTTTCCAAGCACCAGTAGTAATACCTGTTGTGCTAGAAACTGTAGTTATAGTTGACTGACCTGCGTATGTTGAAGCAATGTCAATGCTGTCAGTGCCAACTGTGATGCGGTCAGATGTACCTACTGCGTTTAGGGTGTTACCAGTTTTGGTAAGACCATTACCAGCGGTAACCTGACCTAGCCCAGTGAACTGAGTGAATGTAAGAGCGGTAGTTCCAACAGTTACTGTTCCGTTATTAGTAAGTACGAAGCCGCAGTCTGCGTTATCAGTACCTTCTTCAACAAATACTGCAAAAGAAGCTACTATTTCGGATGCTGAATCGGCGTCAATTGCACGTGTAGGTGCTCCTGTTGCGTTTACTGTATAGATACCATTTTCTGAACCAGTAGTTTGGTCCTTAATAAGAATGCGGTTTCCAGTAGCAAGCGTTACACCGTCAACAACGGAGCCATTAGCGTATGCCGAGGCTAGCGTTCCATTAGCAGTGGTGGCTGCACGAACAGATGCTTTCCAGTCAATTCCCTGTGCCGTTGAGTCAACGTATAGCTTGGTTGCTGCATCAGCATCCCCAGTAGGAGTTCCAAGACCAGTAATCTTGTTGTTGCCCATGGCAATAGCACCAGACATAGTGCCACCAGCCTTTGGCAGAGCAGCATCAGCAGTGCTTTGAGCAGTAGCAGCGTTAGTTACACCTGTGCTACCACGATCATAAGCAGCCTTGACTGCTGTTTCAGTAGCGGCTTTAGTGCTTCCAGTAGTTGATGTGCTATCGCTCAACTGGACAATACCAGCAGCGGTGGTCGATGCAGATACTGGGGTAATAGTTATAGCGGCAGAACCATTAAAGGACGCACCACCAGCAGTAAGACCAGTACCAAAAGTAAGTGTTCCAGTAGTTGCACTAGCGGTAGTCGCAGTAGAAGCATTACCTGTTAGAGCCCCAGTAAAGGTTGTCGCAGAGATGCTTCCTGTACCAGTGATGTTGTTTGAACCCATTGCAATGGCACCTGTCATGGTACCTCCGCTCTTAGGCAGAGCAGCAGCCGCTAAGTCATAAGCAGCCTTAACAGCAGTAGAAGATGCACCAGTTGTAGAACTTGTAGTGCTTGTGCTATCTGAAAGAGTATTGCCTACTCTACTCCAAGTGTTTGCAGGTGTTCCGCTTGCACCAGTAAAAATGTATAGGTCACCAAGGTAAGCGGAAATCTGACCTGCTAAAGCGTTTCCTGAACCATCAGGACTTCCAGTGCCTGTAGGAGTAGAGCCCCACGCTTGAATCTTTGCATTAAGCAGGACGTTCCTGTTGAGGTTAATGTCCGTCAAAAATGATTTTGCCATTGTTTATCCTTAAGATAGGTAAGCGGTAGCGTATACCGCAGAGGTAAAAGTAATGGTTAGGCTATTAGTATTAGTGTAAACTATTGTTCCAAAATATTCAGTGCCAAAGGAATCAACCACCATTACGTTTGGTTGATACCCTAAATTGTGTGAAATTGTGTAAGTATCCCTTGCATCCGCAGGAGTGTAACTAAAAGACCCTCCTGAAACTCCTGCTGGTCCTGTAGCACCAGCTGCACCAGTTGCTCCAGCAGCACCAGCAGGTCCAGCTGCTCCAGCTGCTCCAGCAGGACCAGTAGGACCTCTTTGACCAGGAACTCCAGGAAGTAAATTTATATCGACAGCTTGCCAGTCAATAAGAGGATCTACAGTTTGTGGTGGAGTACCAGCTGTAGGGTAATCATTAGGATTATATGGTTCATCATAAACCGGAATTAACGCAACATCTTGTTCAGGTAAAATAGGGGCGTTTGGGTTTATGGTCACAATACCACCGTATTACGTCTGACAGTGTAGAACTTACCACCTTGAATTTCAATTTTTTCATTAGTAAACGCATCTACTGTAGATATAGACCAGTATGTTCTTTCAGCCAAACGCAAAGTTTGTTCAGCAATAAGAGAAATATCAAATGTGTATGCCTTAGAAGCATCTGTTTCTGCCTGACCAGCAAGACCAGTTAGTGCAAGCGCAGTAGTTGCAATACCCGTAATAGTAAACTGTGTATTGCTTACAATAGTTGCAACTGTTCCAAATCCATCAACAGTACTATCTACATCAGTAATAACTACAGCATCTCCTTGCGCCAAACTATTTACTGCATTAGTAGTAAGAAGAATTGAAGTACTTCCAGCAGTTCTAGTAGCGGCTGTAATAACATCCGTACCAGTTGTTGACACTTGACCAGAAAGATTAGTTAGTGCAAGAGCAGTAGTGGCAGTTCCAGTAACAGTAAATTGAGTAGTGCTTACAATGCTTGCCACAGTAACCGTTCCATTTACAGTACTATCTACACCAATAATTGTTGCTAGTTCACCTTGCACTAAACTATGAGGAGTACTGGTAGTAAGAAGAATAGACGTACTAGACGCAGTTCTAGAAACAGCTGTAATAGTAACATCAACTGAAGTTGTCACATCTAAGGTAAATGGTTGTACTGTAAGAACAGATCCACGTTGATTTAGAAGATTAGCGATGAATGATTTGCCAGCATAGTTACCAATAACTGACAATGAGTGGCTAAATGCACGACCCTGGTAAGCGGTTAACTCGCCAGATTCAGTTTCCCAAGGTTGAGCTATAGAACCTAGAGTAGGTGTAGTAACGTGTGTTCTTTCTGGATATGAACGATCGTCAACCTCTTGAGGGACGTACATAGGTACAAGACGACCGGTAGCCTTAGAGATTCTATTAAGATTAAACACATCGATCTTGTATAGACCAACACCTAGAAGAGTACATAGCTCACGATACTGAGATTGTCTTGCTTGAACCATATCCATTAGCTGACGATAGCGTTCAGATCTAGGAATATTCACGCCATCAGGTGCTTGGATGTCAATGTCAAAAGCAGCGTCTGTTGCTAGGGTATATAAAGCCAAAGTAACCGCATGTATAACTACAGGGTACTCTTCAATTGTAGGTAAGTTTTCTAAAGTAAGTTGGCGTCCAACAACATCAGTATGTCCATTTGTATGGGTTATTAAGGCTTCTTCTACAATTTTTTTTATTTCTGTTGCAGTAAAATACCTGTAGTATGTTCCGCTAACAAGAAGCTCATCGCCATCAGCAGGAACAGTGTCTGTAACTAAAACACCAGTTTGCTCTTCTACAGAAGCTAAAGTAGAGATATCAACGCCATTTTTAAAGACTTTTACACCATCGCCGTCTAACGGGGCATAGTGAAGTCTAAACCTGTTTGTAGTACCATCAGCAACAAAGTTAGTTACGAAAGATTTACCAAGATCGCCAAGTTCAAAGCGAAGTTGATTTGCAAGATTAGTTAAAACTGCCAAGAGTCCTCCATAAAGGTATACACTTATATTCTCTTATTTTGCTTATAAATACTGCCCAAACATGAAAAAGCCCACCCTGTTAGGAGGAAGGCGGTACTAACAGGATGGGCAGTTTATTAGACGTTCTTAATTAGGACGCCAAATGTAGCCAAGGCGTTCTAGATAATCTGCTAGATCCTTTGGCACAGAATACTTAACTCCAGCTTTGAAAGTGTAGTTATTGCCTATTCCGTAAGTCATATCATCAATATCTTGCATTGTACGAATAACAACTTTTTCGTTGTTAATCCCTACTCCAACTTCTTCAATTTCATCAATGAGAAGTGGTACATCAGGCTGCTTTGGATCAAAGACAGCTGTTTCTAGTAGCTCTTCCTCAGCAGCACGAGAGAGAGCAATCTCTTCTTTGCGTTTGTTAATTTCTGCAGCATTCTTTTTAGCGGCTTGTTCTGCAGCACGACCGGTAGCGTCCAAAGGACTTGTTTGTTGATTTGGCACGATGTGTTTCTCCTTGTTTGAGTAATGGGTTCGTAATTGGGGGACTGGCGAACCAGCCCCCCGCCCTACGAGAGGTTTTGTTGTTAAGCGGTGTAGACCTTAACGATAGCCTGGTCAGTAATGACACCTAGACCCCAGATAGCATACCATGCTAGTGCGTGCTCACGACCAAAGTCTAGAACACCACCATCACGAAGCTCAACTGGAAGTGAGATAGCGTGACCAAATGCGTTGTCACCAATCATTACTGATTCGTACACATCAAATGCACCAGGAGTACCAGTAGTACCGGCAATCTGAGTTGAACCAGCTACGTCTACTGTTGAGTCAGGAGCGGTTGAGCCGTAACCTGGGTTACCACCACGACCTGGGTTAGTGTTAGCCTTTACAGGAACTTCAACCTGGCTTGCTGGAGTACCCACGTTGTTAACCTGGCTGTAAGCAGTGCTTTGAGCTAGCTTGTTTAGGTTAGTGGTCTCGATGAATACGACGTCATATAGACGACCGATTTCACCTAGCATGAAGTTACCTGGAGCAGCGTACTTAGTTACTTCGATAAACTCTGGGTTTGAGCGAAGGTCACGAGACTGCTTAGGGTGAATGAACTGGACGTAAGTTTCGCCAAGTCTTGGAATGTTCTTAGATGCAAGAACTAGAGCTGCATCCTTGATAGCACCAGTAGTTAGCTTGTGGTTTGCAGTTAGGCTAGTGATCGAGCTAACAGTGGTACCTTCAGCATAAGTGTTGAAAGTAGTTGCTGCTGAGAAACCTGAACGGTCGTAACCAAACACAGAGGAAGTAGCAGCCGATAGGGTGTTACGTGCCTGTACGTCTAGGTACTGAGCCATGTGGCGACCAAGCAAACGAGAAGCAGAAGCCATAATGTCATCGAATGAAGCATTTAGCAACAATTCTGACACTGCAACTGCGTATCCGTGCTCAGCAACGGTGATAGCGATCTGCTCTGCGGTTAGAGCGTTGGTGGTCATACGTACACCTTCAGATAGTGGAGTTGGGTCCACTGCGAAGTTCTTGTAACGTAGGAAATTAACACGAAGACCAGGAGCAACACCAAGTTCAGTCTTCTTAACAGCGAACTGCTCGAAGCGAAGGATAGGCATAGCCTGGAAAAGGATTTCCTTTGACCAGATGGTTTGAATTGATTGGCTCAACTGTGAGTTAGAACCTGAGTAAGCGGTAGGTGCACCAGCGAGCTGGGACGAACCTGTTATAGCAGAACCTGCCATTGTTTGCTCCTTTCAGAAGCGGTAGTTAGTTGGGTGGTTTAATTACCGAACAATCCCTGTCCACGGTTATTATTACCGCCCAAAAGCTTTGAGCGATTCTTTGCATATTCTGCCATTGACATATTTGAAATACTGTCTGGGGTTAACGTAGCTGAGTCCGAATTGTTATCGAGGGGTCCGTTAGCTGGTACTGTAATACGAGTACCAGACATCTCTTTACGACTTTGCTGTGCAACTTGCGCAACTGAGTCAAAGATTTTTGCAGAACGTTCTTTAAGACCTGCGATGCTCTGCTCGATTTCATCACGGGAATTTCCAGAAATTAGATCAACTAGTTCTGGAATAATACTTTCGCGTTCCTGTTCCATGCGCTGCAAACGAAATTGTTGCAGATCCTGGAACTCACGTTCACGCTCTAGAAGGGCAAATGCCTTCTCACGCTCTTTACGCTCAGCTTCAAGTTTGGTTGCCCATTCTTGTTCTTTTTTAACAAGTAGATCGCGAACTTCAAGTTCTGATTCTTCCTGCTTTTTACGTTCAGCTGCACGCTCAGATTCACGAGCTTGACGCTTTGCTGTACGCTCAGCCTCTAGGGCTTGGCGTTCTTCACGCTCCTTGCGAAGGAGGGCGAGTTCTTCCTGTAGTTTTTCTACCTGAGGGTATAGCTTTGCTTTTTCCTGTGCACGAGCCTTCTGAATTGCTTCTTTGACTTCGTTAGTATTTGGCAACTGTGTTTCCTCAACAAAAACTTCAGGTGTAACTTGTTCAGCAGTTTCTACTGCCTCTAGGTTTTCATCCATTATTATTCTCTTTTCATTCTCGTGGGTCGTTTTCCGATGTGTGAGCACGTGACCTTGTCAGTGGGTATACTATAAGGATAGGGAAATAAACACTTAGTTTCTTAGCAAACTAGAATTATTTATTGTTACTATTATCTACAGGATCTCTTGTTGGAATGTTAGCTCCATAAGCTTGTTGAACCAGTGTTTCACGCATAGATGCTTCACCCTCTTCTTCTACAGGGTTTGAATTCAATACAGGATTGTCTTCTCCTTCTTCAGGAGGACCTTCAATACCATCTCCAAGAACATCTCCATCGCCCATCATCATCGGGTCAATAGGAGTTGCTGTGCCACCTTCTGGTCCTGGCATCATACCGGTCATATCCATAATCTCTTTTTGAATCTGTACCTTGATTAGTGATAGAGCACCGTCAGCCTTAGCATCCTCAATCATTTCTTGACGGATTTCTTCCATCTTTTCTTCTGGGAATTCTTCACCAAGAGCACGTAATGCGCCTTCTTTAGACTCAAGACCAAGAGCCATTTTTTGCTGAAGTTCGCTCATAAGAATTAGCTTATCTAAAGGAAGTGGCTGAGGAAAATGTGCAAAAGACTGATATGTAAGTGGATCATTAGGGTCTAATTGTGTTAATTGACCAGGCTTTAAAGGACTGCCCTGACTTGGATCATAAATTAAAGTTTCTGGTTCTTTAACTACA